ATGCTTACCGATACAAAAATCAAGTCTTTGAAACCTAAAGAGAAATTGTATAAAGTTTCTGATCGTGACGGACTTTATGTTGCGGTATTAACATCAGGCTCTATCGTTTTTCGATATGACTATAGAATTAATGGAAGACGTGAAACTTTGACGATTGGTAAGTATGGCGTTGATGGAATTAACCTATCTAAAGCTAGAGAGCTATTGATGATTGCTCGAAAACAAGTTAGTGAGGGAATTTCTCCTGCTGCTGAGAAACGTAATACGAAAAATCAAATTCGTAATGCGAAACGATTTTCTGCGTTTGCGGAAAGATATTTGGAAGATGTTAGATTGGCGGAAAGCACAAAAGCATTACGTATTGCGACTTATGAACGAGACATCAAAAATACTTTCGGTAATCGATTGATGACAGAAATTACCTCAGATGAGATTCGGCGGCATTGTGAAAAAATAAAAGACAGGGGTGCGCCATCCACAGCTATTTTTGTAAGAGATTTGATTGCAAATGTGTATCGTTATGCGATTGCTCGTGGGCATAAATATACTAATCCTGCTGATGAAATTTCTAATTCATCCATTGCCACATTTAAAAAACGCGAACGTGTGTTATCTCCGCGAGAAATCCATTTGTTTTTTAACGCTTTAGATGAAATGCAGTCTGATTTTGCTTTACGCAAAGCGGTAAAATTTATTTTGCTAACTTTGGTGAGAAAAGGGGAATTAATCAATGCGACTTGGGATGAGGTTAACTTTAAAAATAAAGTATGGACGATCCCAGCTGAAAGAATGAAAGCAAAGCGGACGCACAATGTTTATTTGTCAGAACAGGCTCTTGATTTAATTATTGCTTTTCAAATTTATTCTGAGGGTTCGCCATATCTGTTACCAGGGCGAATAAATAGAAGAAAACCAATTGCGAACAGTTCTATTAACCGAGTAATTGATCACTGTATTAAATATATAAACCGTGAAAAACCTCTAATTGATTATTTTACGGTTCATGATTTACGCAGAACTGGTTCAACGTTATTGCACGAAATGGGCTTTAATAGTGACTGGATTGAAAAATCTCTTGCCCACGAACAACAGGGAGTTCGCGCTGTGTATAACAAGGCAGAATATGAAGTACAAAGACGTGAGATGATGCAAGCGTGGGCAGACAAGGTTGATGAGTGGATTAGAGGTGAAGGGATTTAATATTAAGTGTAGAAGATCAAACCCAATCTGACAACCATCCGTTTAAAAATGAGTACCTGTCATATTATGGTTGATCTTCTACAAATTAGTCCAATAATTGTCGCTCTACTTCAGCACTGCTTCCTTGTAATTTAGTATTTCACAATTAATAGGGAAATTACTTTTAAAGTCCTTTAAAGGTTTTATCCAATCTCAATTGGATAACCACCTTTTCCTGTGAATTCAAAAGTTTTTTGATGATGTGGCCATAATACCCCTTCGGAAGATGGTATCAAAGAATCTGCCTCTAAGTAGATATCACGAGTATCTCTACTTCCCTCACTAATGAAATCATCGCTATATGTCAATGTCGCTACTTTCCAACCTCGTTTTAATAATTGATCTTGCGGGTTTGATTGAGCATAAGAAGTAAGTAATTCTACAGCACGCTTATCATCAATACCAACATCACTTGGGCTAGGTTTAATAGTTATGCCATAAGTTGGATATAGCGTATAACTTAACTTAATGCCCTGTTCAAGCTTGTCATAAATGACATCAAGTCGTTCATCTTCAATGTCTTCTCCATCTTCACACTCATAAATTCTATAATGGTTGATATTCTCATCAATTTCTTGAGCGTAATAATTTACCACTTTGACTCGTTCCATTTCTGTTAAATTAGGTGCGTAGATTTCATTTTTTGTAGATGGCAATAACTTAAGTTGTTTCATAAATTCTGAGGCAGTGGCGGCATTAACTACGGCAAAGCGCTCTTTATTTTGGACATCACAATCAATAGGTTCAATAAAAAAGCGGTATTTTGTGAAAAATGCACCATTTTCTAGATAGAGACGTATCTCATTTTCTCCAATATTAAACTGCTGATTATCCGCAGCTAAAGTGATTTCTGTAACACTAGATGAAACTAAAATTTTAGGATTTTGATTAATTTGATAGGCCGTATCAACGCTTAGCCCAGTAAGTTTGATTCGGTAATTGGCGCTGTATCTTATCGTTTCTACAGGATTATCATTCTCTAACATCGTCAGTTGTGGATTATAACCCGGTGTAATGAAGTATTCCGGAAATGGTGTTCCGCTCTGCTTGATTACATACATTAGAAAATGGCGTTTAATCAACTTATCCAATTCACTTGTATCTAAACGATAATTTTTTTCTCTAGCTTGTTGGTAAAAGACATTAAGGTTTTCCGGTGTTAACACAGAGAAAAAATCTAAAGCATCTTCACCATTCTCACCTTTTTCTCCTTTCTCACCTCTAATGAAGTTCAAAAAATCTTCTATTGTGCCACTATGTCCGGCTTCCAGCCAAATTTCATAGGCTGACTTCCCGTTCATACCTCTTTCACCTGTCTCTCCTCTTTCACCCTGTTCTCCTTTCTCTCCACGAAAAATTTCACCAGGTAAAATACTGACTTGTAATTCAATCTCGTTTTTACTGATTTCTAAATTCAATTTACTCATTTAAATCTCCTGAATCGTTAAAATAGTTTCTTTAAAAAGTTATTCCGTAATATCAGGTTCAATGGTTATTTTGCCTGCAAATAAGGTTCGCACACACCCTGCTTTTCGCATCTGACAGTCATAACGCCAACGTACCGCTTTAACATTTTTTGTTAAGTTATGGCTGAATATCAGTTGCATTGTGAAATCATCAAGCACCAAAATTGAACCTGATTCATTGGATAATGTCAGCGTTTCATTTCCGACGTTACTTTTCAGCGTCATTTTTAATTCAGCCTCTTGCAAACTAAAATTAGGTAAGGCTTCAATTCGTACAGTGAAAATCGTGTCATCACCTCGATAAATTTTAAGATCTTTAATATCCATAAGTTCTCCTAATAAAAAACCCAGCCTAATGACTGGGTTTTGCTTTAATTTGATTTTCCACAATCTACGCCACAATCTGATTGGTAGATTTTAAATGCTGATAAATGCGAACAAGCATAATTTCGTTCGGTGTTTTGCCTACATCCTCCTCTGTGAGTGGTTTTTCCGTCAGCATTTTTGCCGCCTCCGGATCGATATATTTATATTCGCTAATCATCGGCACAAAGTCGATGAGTTCTCCTTCACTATCTTCGCCAAAGCCAAGCACATATTTGGCATTAATAGCCCCATCATCTGAAGTCGAATAGTTAGCAATGGCTGAATAAACGGGTTTTAAGATTTTATTAAATGTTGTCATTGTGTTTTCCTTTTTGAGTTAATAAAAATCGCCGTAAAGTGTGATAACACAATAACGGCGATGGGATAAAATACATTATGCTTTTGCGATTAATAGTACGATTGGATAGGTGAACTTGGATCCTATTGATCCTCCAGTTTGTTCAAATTTTAAATTAATGGTTTGATTTTTCGGTAAACTAAAAGTCATCCAAGTATTCACGTTCTCCCATATTTTAGTACCCCTAATTGTAGAACTATAAACCTGTTTACCATTACAAGTCACTTTATAAGTTAAATATCCAGGTTTATCAGTATTTTTATCGCCTCCAAGAAGATAAACAACACAATAAGTCACCATACAGATCCGATTAAATGGTGCCGCAGGAATGATAATTCCATTACTATTAAGACTATAAGCCTTCACCACATCCCCGATAATATTCTCTGCTCGCACCGTGACCCCTTCTATATTTGCCCCTCGAATTGTGCCGCCATTAATGGTGGTACCATTTATCGTGGTGCCGTTGATGGTGCCGCCTTGAATGGTGTTGCCCTCTATGCGTGTGCCCGTGATGGTGCCGGCAGTCACTTTGCCCAAATTCGCACTAATCGAAGATAAATTGGTTACTTTCAATTTATCGGCAGAAATAGTTTTTGCGGCAATATGGTTTGAGGTGATGGCGTTTGCCGCAATCTTGCTGGCATTCACCGCTCCGGCAGTGATTTTCTCCGTGGTGACCGAGTTGGCAGCCAACTTCTCCGCAATCACGGTGCCGGTTTTGATCGAGCCGCCGTGAATCACCGTAACACCAGTTGGACACCACGGGCTTGGTTCTCTAGTATATTGTGTACATTCTTCAAGCATTGGACGACGCAGCACAGTAAATGTATTACTGACATTCGCTTTTTTAAATTGATTGAAGATACAACGTGCCGTTCCTGTTGCCGTTACTTTGAATTTAATCCAAATGCGAGTAGTGTCTTTTAAACCATTGGTATAGCTAGCATTTGAGATATCACCCACACCAGTTTCACTATAATTGCGACTGATATTAGAAATCGCTAAACCATCTCGTAACTCAATATTTACCCCACTCCACCACGATGTGCTGCGACATAACCTGAGAGTAGATACCAATTTCCTGCGACTAGCTTAATATCTTGATAAATACCGCCAAACCGCCCTGCGGCTGAAGTTGAACTCACCATTGCCGGTTGCCAACGATACTGATTCTCTCCTTCTAAATACTCTTTCCCTTGCCAATCTCCACTAGAATTATTATTTATATTAAGTCCTGAATTAGCTTGTATAACGCTTGTATCTTGATATAAAGTCCACCCGTCCGCATTATTTGCAAAAATCGGGTTATAGAGCAGATTGCCGCCTAAGCCAATCGCCAATTTGTCCGCTGTCAATTCACCGGCGGCAATGTGTGTTCCCCGAATCGCACCAGCTTGAATGCTGCCGGTGGTCACGCTGTTGGCTGCCAGTTTATCTGCAGTAATGGCATTCGCTCTTAATTGCTGTGTGCCGACTGCTGCCGCCTGTAGATGGTTGGTGCCAATGCTGTTGCTAGCGATTTGGCTGGCACTGAGGGTGCCACTTAATTGTTGTGTAGGAATGCGTGCGAGTTTCTCCGCCGGAATAACGCCATTGATTTGATCCGGCGTGATGTTGTCAATCTCCATCGTGGCGTAACGCTGCCCATTCCAAGTGTAAAAACGTTTATCCGCTAAATTGTAGATCAGGTTAACCTGTTGAAACTGCGCCACATTGCCGAGCGTTTCCACCACTTTCACCGCTTCCAAACCTCGTGCGGCAAAGCCGGTGTCGATCACCTCATTGACAACGTTTTCGCTTAGCTCCTGTTGCAATTCATTCAAGGCTTTTTCAATGTCGGCACTGGTTTCGCCGCGCAAGCCTTGCATTTGGTAAAGCGGCCCCACATTTTGCCCACGTGTATGACACAGCCAATAATAGTAGACACTGTTCGGTGCAACGGTGTGCGCATACATTCGGTTGTCGCTCACTTTCACTAAGCGTTTTGCCGCCATCCAGTCGTCTTCGGTCGCAAAATAAATTTCTGTTTGCGTGAACTCATCCACATAATCCCACTCAATCAGAATGTTTTCAATGCCACCACTGACCACAACACCGGTCGGAATCGGTGGCCGGTCAATGGTAAAGGTTTTTGTCTTTTCACTTAATACTCGACCTTTATCATCTTTGGCAATGATAACCACACTATAATCACCATTTGGCAGATTCTCTAATTTCACTTCTGCCGTTTTTTGCCCGATATAACTTTGATACAGCTTTTCGCCTTGATAAATCAAAATATCATAACGTGTAATGATCGCATTGCCGGCAGTCACTTCCGCATTGATCACCGCGCCTGTGCCACTGGCAGTGTTAATCACCACATCGGTGAGTTGCGGCGCGGAATATAATGTTTTCGACACCGCTTCAAAATGCGCACCGTTATCGACAATCGCCTCTTTTTGGGGTTCGTGTTGCAAGGCAGTAATGGTGTAGCTGCCGTTTTCATTTTCACTGATCGACACCGCGCGATACAATCCGCCACGCACTGCCGAGGTTGCCAACGACCACACGCCAAATTCGGTTAAGCCGGTTGGGATGCTGTCTAAGGTGATAATGCTGCCATTAACGGCTTGAATTTTGATAGTCTGCTGTTTCGCTTCAGCATTAATATAGCTGAAATAACTTGCGCCGTTTACGTCAATTTCCCGATCTAACGTCACTTCACGCCCTTTCACAGCCAACACACGTCCGCCGATATTGGTGCCGGCGTAATGATTGTCGGCAACGCGGATAATGTCGCCTGGTAAGTGCATTAAGCCTTCACGCCCGACAGAAAAGGTGATGGTTTCTTTTTCCAGCTTTTCTGTTTCTAAAATCCAACGCCCTAAGCGGTAGGCTTGCCCACGCGAGGTGCAACCAAAGGCAGTCACCTTTTTCACGTTCGCACCGTAACGTTTCACCGCCTCATCGTCCGACACATACTCAATTTTTTTCTCGTAAAAATCGTTTTTATCGAGATATTCCACGTGGATAATGTTATGCCGTGCTTTTAACGCGGAGTAGCTGCGATCAAATTCACCGTTGACCACATTAGCATTGGTGTAAGTCCACACTGGATCACTCGGTCTATCCTGAATGGCAGTGAGCTGTTGCCCATTCCACACCGGCATCGCCCGGAAAATGGAAGCGAGATCGTTGATTAAATCATAGGCTTGTCGCTGTTCTGTCAGCCAACAGTTGCAGGTCATTCGTGGCTCTGTACCGCCGAAGCCGTCCGGCACCAACACATCGCAATATTGCGCAATCGCATACAACGCCCATTTATCCACGTTAAAATCGCCTAAGCGTTGCCCCATTCCGTAGCGTTTGTTGGTTAAAAGATCGTAAAAAATCCACGCCGGGTTATTCGTCCACGCCACCTTAAAACGCCCATCCCATAAGCCGTTATAACTGCGGTCAATCGGGTTGTAATTGTTTGGCACTTTCACTTTAATGCCACGCACCAAGTAATTACGCTGAGGAATGTTGGAAAAATATTCCGAATCAAACATAATGCCGGCAAGTGCGGTGTTCGGATAGGCAAATTCGGTATCGATAATTTCGGTGTAGCTTGACCAAATCGTCGCATTCTGTAACCGCTGTTTTTCGCTGTCGGCAGTTAATCGCTCCACTTTGATTTGAAACGGCACTTCTGGCAGATTGTCGATCACCATTTGACGTAAATATTGGCTGCTGTATTTGCCGTTAAAATTGACCGGATATTGCTGATGGCCAACCGTGACCACTAAATCCACTCTCGCCGCCACGGTGTCGCCGTTATCTTTTTGTTGAAACAAGCTGCGTACACCAAGCGTTAAACGCAACCTTGTGACTTTGGCATCGGTCACCGTGCGAGTCAGTGCGGTCGTTTGCTTCACTTCAGCACCAACCCCAATTTCACGTTCTGAGGTGTTGAAACCTCGCATAATCGCTTGATCTTGCGAACCGATTGTGCCTTGCAACTCCATATTTTTAAAGTTGTAACTGCCATTAGCGTTCTGTATCGGCGTTTTATCTAAATAGATCGATTTGACATTGTCTTTTAAACCTTGAATTTCTCCTTCGGAAATCACTTCAACAATTTTAATCCGTTGTTTTGAGCGACCGCTTTCCGGTGCTTCATACGGCGTATGTCCGCCACCACCACCTTTACCCATCTTAATTATCCTTTTCTAAATTTGCCTTTCTTCGGTTCGGTTTTCTTTTTCATCTCTTCATCCACATTGTAGGTTTCAATCCCCTGTGAAATGATGAGTGAGCCGGTTAAAATTTCCCCATAAGCTAACGGCACCGGTCGCCCTTGTGCCGACAAATTACCCAAATTGCTAAACGAGGTGGATTGCTTTTTCTCCTGCTCCGTGCCGACACTGCCCATTTTCGGTTGAGGGGCTAACATTTGTGAAATACCGCCCAACAACATTGCTGCACCTAACATTAATGGCATTTGTGCCGCACCGGCTAATAATCCGGTTCCGCCAACCGCTGCCCAGCCTAACGGGTTCCAGAATGCCAAACCGATCAAGGCAACACCTAACACTGCACTGAAAATACCGCCACTTTTCGCCCCTTTAATCACCGGCGTGAGATGCACCACGGCGTTATCGTTTAATTTGTAGAGCATATCTTTTTCCAGCGTTGCGGTGGTGACCAGATGTTCACCAATCCGCACTTTGTAATACCCTTGCTGTAAGGCTTGTCGGAAACCGACCAATTGGCAGCACAAGGCGCGGATTGCTTCTGCGGTGTCTTCCACCGCTAAATCGAAGGCAGTGCCAAATCGTTTAAGATTGCCGTAAAGTTTAATTGTTGCCATTGTTGGTATCTCCAAATGCTGTGTGTATGTTTAAGCCAATAGCCATCGTATAAATCCCGTTTTGATAAGCGTTGTGGGCTGTGATGTAGCACCCAGTTGTCGCCAACATAAATCGCGGCGTGATTCGGCACATCCGCCCCCACTTGCATTAAAATCACATCACCAAGTTGCGGTTCGTCCACCTGCTCAAAACCGTGTGTGGCCATATTGTCCAAATAAAGATTGCCTCCCTCGTGCCACCAGTCGTCCGCGCGTGCGAAATCAGGGAAATCCACGCCCGACAACATATAGGCATCACGAAACAGGCTATAACAATCGCTTTCACCGTGAACAAACTCACGCCCTAACAGCGGCTTGATATAACGGAATTTATGCACGCTTTCATTGCAAACCAACCACCAATCCAAACCGGATTGTAGCTGCATTTGTCGGTCGGCAGTGGATAAAACCGGCGCACCGTTCGGATGAGAGTGCACAATGGCGACAATGCCGTCATAATGGTTGGCGTTTATATAATCTTCTGCGGCAATCTCGAAAAAGTTTTCCGGATCGTCCGCCACATTGCGACAAGGCAAAAAGCGTTGTTGCTTGCCCTCAAAAACGACAAAACCGCACATTTCGTGCGGTTGTTGTGTTTTGGCGTAAGTGAGGAGTTGTTGCTGTAGTTGCATTTTTATATCCTATTCATAGTGTATAGTTTAGCTTTACAATTAAGATTAATTTATGTATAGTTTGACTATACAAGTGAGGTCAATAGATGATTTTATCGTTTAAACATAAAGGGCTTGAACTATTTTTCCACACAGGGAAAACCGCTGGCATTCAGCCCAAACACGCCAATAAACTGCGGCAACAACTCACTGCGTTAGACGCCGCTAAAAATCCCTTAGATATGAATGTTCCTAGCTGGAATCTTCATCAACTAAGAGGCAACCTTGCCGAGTATTGGTCGATAAAAGTTAATGGAAATTGGCGTTTAACCTTTAAATTTGAAAATGGACACGCCGAAATTGTTGATTACCAAGATTACCACTAAGGAGATTATAATGAGAATGTATAACCCTGCCCACCCCGGCGAAATTTTAAAAGAATATATTGATGGCTTTAGTATTACCGAAGTCGCGCAAAAATTACATATTTCACGCGTGGCACTTTCTCGCATTATCAATGGTAAAGCTGCTGTTTCCTCTGAAATGGCATTGAAGCTTAGCCAATTATTAAAGACTACTCCTGAATTTTGGCTAAATTTGCAAGCACAATATGACTTGTGGCATTTAGAGCAAAATAAACAATTTGATATTCAACCTTTATATGCAAATCATCAACCAGATAAACGCCTTTAACCCACCTTATTAATACTCGGGAAACCGCCGAAATTCAGTGTGTTATTTCGCATTTTGCAGCCGGTTAAACAACGGCTGCATTTATCTTTTTTCGGATCACCGGTCGGCATATCCTTTTCATCCGCCACCGGCGCACCGTTATAACCGCATTCACTGGAACGATAAATCCACGCGCAGGTGTCTGCCATCATCATTCTTGCCGGCAGATAAGCATTGTCGGTTTCGGTCGGCAACGCCAACGTAAAGGTGGCAACATCCTGTTTTAAACTGCTTAACTGTTCAATGATATAAAGGCTGACCAGTTCTTGTGTCGGATCGGCGTGTGGATTGCCCTCACGAAAATTGACGGCATCAAGATAGTGCAGATAGACTTGTCGCCGCCGCACCACTGCCCCTACCGCTTCATTAAAATCTACGGCAATGCCGGTGATTAACCCTAACAGATTGGAAACAGTTAAGGTCGGGCGATTGCTCGGTCCATTGCCGTTTAACTCAAAACCGCCGGCTTTGATCGGATAGGCTTTATAAGTTTGCCCTTGCCACACAATGTCTTGATAACGTTCATTTGTGCCGGCATAAAAGCGATAAATCTCGCCTTGTTCACCTTGTCGGTTCTGCAAACTGCGCATATCCACTTCGTACAGCTCAATCAAGGCATTTTGTTCAATTTTGCTTAATTCCAGCTTAAATGCATTGCTCATTGTTTGTGGCATTATGGCACTTCCTCAAATTCACAACTAAATTCACTATAGGTTTGGTTCATTTCAATGCGCCACTGACCGCACACCACTTTTTTACGACTTTTTGTGAACGGGTCATTAAAATAAAAAGGCTCAACGCCACCGTGTTGAGCCAAGAACGCATCCACTGCCAAACGGTCCTTGTTTTTCACTTTTACCGTAACCGGATAACGCCGCAGCAAGCTATTTATGCCAACTTTGGCACGCTGGGCATAACCATCGCCAAACTGCACCACATTACGGCGTGGTTCATTTTCAATTGTGAGCTTTGGCAGCACACACCATTTAAACGTTTCCATTAGGCAAAGGCTCCTCCGGCTCTAAAATTGGTTTGTAACATATTGTTTGCTTCCTGTTTAGCAATTTGCCGCATTAACTCCACCGTCACCTGCAGCTGATCGCCTTGCTGTTTTTGTGTTACTTTGGCATCTACTGGCTCACCGTTGTTGATCACTTTGATGCTAACATTGGCATTTTGTGTTTTGGCTTTCACCATTGGCACTTTCGGCACAGCCACACCGCCACCGTTGGCAAAGCCTCGTCGGGTACCGTAGTTTAAGAAGTTAAGGTAATCCACCCCCAATCTTGATGTCGCTTCTTTGGTGATGACGTATTCACCTTTATGCACGATACCCGCAGGCGTGTATTTACCGCCTAAACCGGTGAAGCCACCGTTATCAAAGCCGACTAAACCCCCTTGGGAAAAGCCCAACAATTTCCCAAAAGACGTGCCACCAAAAGCGGACTCAAGCGCCTTGAACACCATCATTTTCATAATCATTGCGCTAATATCTTTGATGATCGACTGTGCTAAATCATTAAAATTTGCTTTCCCTGTCAATACAAAATCGGTTAACGCATCCGACATTCCGCCAAGGGCATTTTGTGTAATCTGTGAAACATTCGCCATCACATTATTGGCAGCCTCCCCAAATTTCACGATGCCATCCTGCAAACCGAGCAACGGATTAGACTGTGCTAATGCTTTTTGTCTTTCAATTTCCGCTCTACGCGCTTTTAGCTTGATAATTTCCGCATCTAATTGTGCAGCATTCTCTTTTGACATCCCGATTTTAAGGCGTGCGGCTTCCAGATCTAATTGATGGTTATACTGAATTAAATCCTGCTCTTTACGTGTTTTTCCCAACAGACTTAATTCAAACTCCATTGCATCAAGCTGTTTGTTGTTATTGATACCGAACTGAGCAATCGCTTTTTTCTGCGTTTCGCTATCAATTTGACGCGCCATTTCTTTCAGTTTCGCGACACCTTCCACACCATAGGCCGCATATTTTTCTGCATTAGCGGTGATGTCTTGTTGTAGTTTACTAAACTCTTGGTACTGGCTTGGTTCACCGAACAGCTTAATATCATCAGTATCGGCTCTTAGCTGTGCAATGCGGTTTTGCATTTCGGTCAGCTGATCGGTGTATTGTTTAACGTAATCAGGACCACTATGTTTATTATTTAGAGTACTAATTTGATACTGTAACTCAGCATTATACGCTTCGTTATATCCTGCATCTCCTTCATTAACTTTACGATCTCTTAATGCTAGCTTAGCTTTATATGCTGCCAGTTCTTTTCCTTTAAGAGTATTTAATTTGAGGCTTTCTTGTGATTTAGCGATAGATTTTGCCACCTCAGGTGTTCTAATAACTAACATCTTTGGATTAAATCCCTGCGATGCTTGGTTAACTAAATGTATTTGAGCACCTAATCCTGCCATTGCATCTGTAAATTGTGCTATTGGTGATATTGCATCTAAGGTTTTGTTTCTTAACGTATCTGAGTTTTGAGCATATTGCCCTAAAATACCGTTTGTTTCATATGATCTATTGCCTAATTCAATTTCTAAAGCAATTAAATCCTTTCTAGATTTAGCTAATTGATCTTCCGCCTCTTTTAACTTTTCACGTTTTATTCGAGCTTTATTTAAATTAGCATCAGCTAGCCCACTTTGATCAATATAAATATCTTTTCCGGTATAGTCATCTACCGCCCAAATACCTTTAATTTTAGATTTTCGCAAGAGCTCATCATATTCACGCTTCAGCTTACTAACCTCTAAAGTTTGTTCTTTAATAGCATCTTTTGTTTTTGCTATACTTGATTCGAGACGTACATTATCAAGACGCTTTAACGCTTCTGAAGTTACATCCAAACTTTTGGCAAAATCCAAATTTTCCAATTTAGCCTGTTCCGTTTTGGCATACCATTCATATAACGCCATCGCCCCCACAGTCAATAAGCCTGTGACAACACCAACACCTCCCCCCGACCAATCCTAACGCATTGTTAAACGTTCGAGTAACAAAATTTGCTTGCCGTTTGGCTAGGGTCAGCTTCTGTGTTGCTGCGGTTTCAACATTAGTTAATCTGATAAGTTCTTTTTTCTGCGATGCAATTTGGCTATGCAAAATAGCTCGCTCTTTATCAACCGTGGTTAACTCTAACTGTGCGTGTAGCAAGCTCATTGTTGATTGAGCCGCTAATTTATCTGCCACTGCTTTTTGTTGGGCGCTCATTGCGGCTACTTTAGCTGCGGTAGCTTGTTGCTGTGTCATCTGTATTGTTTTGGCTAATTGCCCAGCAATTGCACCGCCACCAATATAAAGGATACCTTTAGCCAACACATCGAAATGTTCTGCCGCTGCCCCCACTGTTTCAGATAATAATCTAACTGCGCCTGTTGTTTCATTAGCTTCTCCCACCCACTTTGTTGCTTGTGTTCTCAAATTTTCAAATGCCGCAGAAAGGGTAAGCACACGAGTTGAAAAATCTTTATCGACACTGTCTTTAGCTTTTTCAAGCGCAGGAATAATCACATCCATTGTGAGCTTGCCATCATTTGCCATTTGGCGTAATTCGCCTGTTGTTACGCCAAGCCCTTTTGCAATTGCCATTGCTAAAGCTGGGGTTTGCTCCATTACGGAATTAAATTCTTGCCCACGAAATACCCCACTGGCTAAGGACTGCCCAAACTGCATCAATGCCGCTTGAGCAGAAGCAGCGCTTGCCCCTGAAATGGCCACCGCTTTTGATACTGTTTCCGTTAAACTTGCAACTTGGGATTGATTAATCCCCAATGCTTTGGCGTTTTGTGCAAAACGTTGATATACCTCTGATGTCGCATTCACCGATTGATTTGTTCGCATTGAAATATCAAAGACAGATTGAAGTGCCTGTGCACTTGCAATCGCATTGCTATGCACTAGGCGCATACGGTTACCAATTTCAGTATAACCATCTGCATAGGCTAAAAATGCTTTCGCACCACTAAGCCCTTTTCCACCAAGAAAGCCTAGCCTCGCCCATTTATTCGTGTCATTCAATGAATTTGCGGCTTTTTCAATATTCTTTAGATAAGTCTGGGTTCTTTCTGAAGTTTGTCGTGCAGCATATTCTGCCTTTTTTAACCCATTCTGAAATTGAACGGTATCCAATCCTAGCTTAATCGCCAGTTCTCCTAATGTTGACATTTTTGCCTCCATAAAAAAAGCCCGCTAAATAGCGAGCTTATGTCAATCAACGGATTATTCAATATCGACCAAATAATCGATTTATTTTTTCTTCTTTGGTTAGTGTTGGATCACGTAAAATCTTAATAATCCAAATAATACATAATATTAAGGGAATACCCGGTAAAATTAGCGCATATAGCAGACCACGATAATATTCATCACTTAATGGGATTAAGTCGATCAATTTCACACCATAATGGACATAAACGAAACCAACAACAGCAAGCAGAATAAACGCAAATATTCGCTTAAAACCTATCATTGCTAATATAAAAACAGTACCAAATTCATTCATCACTTACCTCCAAAATTTATAGGTGCAAACTCAATCTACCAAATCCCCACGGGCAGTCAAGCTATTTCAATAAAGAAATCAATAAACTTTTTCCTGCTAATTTGATTGCCTCAAAAGATAAATCAATCCCTTTGGTTTTAATGATTTGTTTAATTTTATTCCACGCTGTGTCGCTACGGATTTTGTCAAGAAATTCGTGTCCTTGCCACGTTAAATTTATTGCCACAAAATCCGCATCGCCCATTGTAGAATTATCTTCAATGCAAATCAGTTCAGCCTGTGCCAACAGTTGATAATGATATGCCACTACATCAGGCGGAAAGCCTTTTATGCTCTCACTACCCAACGGCGTATCATCAACCTTTTGCTCGAGCTTGAACAAAATTTTGCGGATAAGCTCCCAATTTCGTTTCATTTGGTTCTCCTGTAACCGCACTTAAACTAAAGTGCGGTCGGTTTTTATTGAATTTTTAGAAGTTGTTTAATCTCTTCGGTTGTGGTTGTTCGTCAAGCAGGCTTAACATTCCTTTAATGAACATAATGCGTTCGCTTTTGGCTTGAACATATTTTCGAGCTTTCTCTAAAGCGTTTTCGGTTGGCATATTAAGGTTATAGAGGTAATGCCCTCCAATAAATTTGTCTATATCTCTGCCAAGATGTGGGTATTCCTTGCGTATTTTCTCACCCATTTCGAACGCCCCACGGAGAGAATGATATAGATTAGCAATAATGCGGATTGCTTCTTCATCCGCTTCCGCTTCAGCAAGGGGTAAAGGTTGTTGTCTTGGTTTATTCCAATAATCAAACAACGCTTGATAACATTCTCTTTTGTATGTAATCAAGGTTTCTCTGATTTCAGGTTTAACCCTCTTTACATCAATACCAAATAGCCAGCCGTTGAGGTATTGGATTGGGAGGCATAATGTTTGTTGTTCACCGCTCACTGAGGGTAAGGTTATCATAACCGCACCCTGCGAAAGCACTTCGTCCCGATGAATACGCTGGCGTTGGGCGTGCCAATCTAAACCAATATTTTCACAAATTGGTTTCATTGCAACATAGTGAATGTTATTTTGTTCAAATGTAGTTAAAGTGCGGTTGTAAAATTGGATTGTTTGAAGTTGAGTGTTCATAAGAACTCCTTTGATATTTTACGAAATTTAGATTTCCCAAAGGTATATTCATTATGAATATGCCTTTTGTTGGGTGCCAAGAGGTTCGTAAACCGCCAAAGGAACGGCTGGGATTATTTCCCTTTCGGGTATTTTATTCTCCACCCTCTCGGCATAGAGTGAAATGTGCGATCCATTCGTGATGAGAAATAGGAGAAACACAAATTTTACGCATAAAAAAACCGCTATGCTATCGGGTGCGGATTACCGCCTTTGGTTGTAGGTTACGACACCTATGGAATAAATATAAAACAAAGCCCTATTTATTGCAATAGGGCTTCCAATAAATCAAGAATATGTTTTAGGTAAATATTCGCTGTGTTTCTCTCTTAAATACCCATCAACGCTATTATGATCGACTTTATAAGATAATTGTTCTTTATAAAAATCTAATCTTTCCCTTGCATTATTAATGATTTCAGCCCAAGTCATTACAATGACTTCTACATTATATTCCGCATCGTCTGACACCACACCTTTACGCTTTCCTCGTTGATTGGCTTCTCGTTTTGCGAATTGGTCAAGTTCATTTGAAACTGCTATAAATGTCCACTTTGTTTTACTATGGTCGAATCGTTCATCAGATGACACTGCATAAGCATAGTTTTTAATTTGAGTAATTACTTCAGCATTAATTTTCTGACTTGGACGCTTTAATTCGACAACTAAATATTCTTTATAACCTTGGCTAGGCTTTCTTGCTTTATGAAAAAATAAATCAACCCGTCCTTGTTTACCATCAGAAAGGAATACTGGTTTATCTGCATCAAAACTATCTTTATCATAATAATCTAAATGTGCTGCATGAATCTTTAAAACATCATTTAGTGTATTTTCACTTCCCGAAAAATTAAAATCTTCCATAAAAACCCAAGTTTCATTTTCTAAGATTTTATGCAGTTGATCTCTTTCCAAAAGAGTTTTTTTATTCTCTTTATCAAAAAGAAGATTTTCTAAACCTTTCAAAAAATTAAGTCTATCTGCAACTATCTTTGAAGAACGGATTATAGATGTTAAGGACGTATTCTCTAATAATTTAGAAAACATATCCTTCTCGCTATCGTTCAATTTTAATACCTCTTCCAGAATTCTTTGCATTGATGCCGGATTTTCTTTTATTGCATTAGACAATAATTGGAAAGTTAATCTCTTTGATTCAATAGAACTAGACCTAAATCTAGGAAGATTATCTTCAACCTTAACCGCAATCATATCAAAAAGATTTTTTTCAATCTCTTCAATAGGTGTGTATTGTGATGCTGTATATGGATAAATATTCAAGTCGATCCAATTAGTTATTCTTTGTGAATTTTCTTTTTCTTTCTGTATTCTGAGATACTCATTTAATTTTGCTATTGCTTCTGTAATAAGTTTTCCCGCATTTTTATCCATATCAATAATGCTTAAATTATCACTTTCATTTAAGCTGTTAATAACATCGCCACATAAATAGACAGTATAATTATACCCTTGCTTTCTAACTCTATTTTTAGTGTCATAATCACAAATAAAAGAATAATTATCTTTGCATAGATAAAAATCTGAAACATCTTTCTTATTCCAAAGAATAACTTTCATTTTTCCATGAATATCAGAATCTTCACCTAAAATAATTTCAGTTTCTGTATTAATTAATTCGCGAGGATCTAGAAGAGTGCCATTTACAAAAATTTGAACACCTGAATATTGACAAAGATAACCTGCAAATATGTAAGTTAATTTACTAATAAGACTCTCTGTTGTTAATACCTGAACTTTATCATCAATTTCATTAATTGTTACTAAAGTACCAAAACTATCAAGCTTACTTTCTTCTTTTTCGTTTATATCTACTTCATTTAATGAATCACGAAAAGCTGAAATATGAATATGCTTAGTCTTTTGTTGATCATCTAGATAAGTACTATCCCAAAGAACACTCCTGCCTAACGAAAACGCTTTAAATCTACCTTCTCCTTTCTGTCCATGTAAATAACGACCAAGAGGAGTTATTCTTTCTCTATTTTTCCATGAACCGCCAATAGTAGAGAAAGAATCATTAGCTCTATCCAAACTAATCCCTGTTCCGTTATCTTTGACAGTTATTTTATCTATTTTTCCCAAATTACCTTCATTCAACACTATATAAATGACGCTAGCATCAGCATCTAAACTATTCCATACTAACTCGGCTATGGCTAGATGAGGTGCAATACTTGCAACCCTTTGCAGATGGTCTGCTTTAATTGAAACTGTTTTTCGTGCCATTCTATAACTCTCCCAACAACGGTTCTTCATAAGATTTTAGTAGATTATATTTTATTGCTTATAGCTTATCCATTTTTTATCAGTTATTTAGCATTCTGCAAGATTAAAAAATTTTATACTATGCTTGGATTTGTCTATTAGTCAAAAACATCTCACTACCATCATCAAAATCTTGGCTGTTTTCCACCGCACTTCGTTCCGTAAAAAACGGCATAAACTCGGTGAGTTTTGGACTGTCTTTTTTGGGGTCGCTGTTAATCGCTGCTAGCAAGTAGGCAATTTGTGCGGTGCGGTAGTCTTCACGCCATAGCCCGAAAGGCTGTTCTTGATAGAATTGTTCATATTCTTGCAAGTGGCGTTCTGGCATTGCTTCGATTTCTGATAGCGTTTTACCCAACGCAAGGGAGAGGGTTAATTGGAACTTGCGTCGGGCGGTAAGTTTTTTGGGGCATCAGCATTTTCGGCTTGATTAAAGGCGGTGAGTACGCTGTCATCAAGGGTTAAAATGGCTTCTAAATCTTCGATATTGTCAGGATCGAATAAGTTATTGCCTTTTTCATCGCATAATTTAATAGCAAGATTGCGCGCAAGGCGGTATTTATCAGCAATAGGTTCAAGCTGCTTGGCGAGTACATCTTCATCATTCAGATTCAGTTCAATGCCTTGTGCCATTGCCTGTGCTTTCAGCCAATTTTGATATTCAAACACCTCACGGTTTACATCGCCTACGGTAAAAGAACGGATATAGTAGGTATTGCCGTTGAGTTCAAACGGTTTCAATGTGGGTTTAATCGCGAGTAAAGTTGCTTTTGTGCCTTTGTTCATTGTTGATTTCCTTAAAATGTTTATAAAAAACACCGCACTTTTTATCGTGCGGTGAGTTGATTATGCGACTGGTAATAAATAATCCCGTTTGGATTGTTTAATGGTGACGCCCGATTCAAACTTACCTTTTACTTCACCGCTGATATTGGTGCTGGTTTGAATAAAGCCTGTGCCATAGAGCGATCCTTGATTGTTTTTGAACACAATCAAGTAAGGGAACGTTTCTTTGCCGTAGAATTTCTTGCGTAAATCAGCTTGCATTGCGGTAGCGGGTGCCCAGAAGAAAGTGAGTTTTACGTTGCCGAACTCAATATCGCCCGGTTCGGTTTCCGTTCCCTCACTGCACATTGTGGTCACATCTTCTTCTGTTAAGGTGTCGCCGTCTTTTTCGATGTTTTTAATCGCACAAAAGTTAGATGACCACTGCACTTTTTCCAATTGTGCTTGACCGAAATTAGTCGGTTTATCCTGTGTTGACCAATCAACCTCATCCGCTAAGGTGATCACATCAGTTTGTACCGACTTCACCGGATAATAACCGTCTAATGCGCCTAATCCGCTGATTTTGATACAATCTCCGGCTTTCACACCGTGTCCGGTAGCGGTAATGGTGGCATTGGGGCTAATACTACAAGCAGTAATCGCCTTTTTCGTCTCTAAACCAATGCCGATATAAAATTTTGTGCCTTGAAAAGGCGTGGTTTGTGTTGCCATAAGTTATTCCTCCTGCCCATAAGTAATTTGATATTGTAAGTTCGCAATGTACCAAGTGCGTTTCTGTGCATCTTGTTCATAGTGATACCCTGTTAAATAACATTGTTGTAAACTCTCTAAATCATCATTTTCAAAGGCTTCTGCCAAACATTGAATAATTTGTTCTGCAAGTTCATCAAGTGGTGCTTCACCTTGGGTTGATCGTTGATAAATGGCAATATTTAAGATTGCCTCCCACTCACCACCACATAATCCCGTTGGCTCGCTTTGTGCATCATCAATAAAAACCGCTAGCGTGGTTGGTTCGTTGTCTAAGTCAATAAAGGTGGGGCGTCCTGCCCAAACCTTGATAGTCGGATCTAGAGATTGCAGTAACTCAGCAATTTGCTCTCGGATTGCTTTATGAATCAGCATTTTTTCTCCTTAAGAAAAAACCGCACTTAAGCGGCCTTTCAGTTCTTTCTGTAATTCGGTGGGATAATCTTTGAGGGCTTGTTGGTAAGCTGCGGTCAATGGCTGACGTAGTGGAATTTTCACCACATCAATGGAATAGCGCGCCCGCCCTGCTCTTTGCATCACGTGCGTACGCCCATTAGCAAGGGTTTGGATAAAACCACGTTGTACTGCATATTTCCCCACCATAATTGCGCCACGCCCTTCCCACACCCGATTCGCTTTGCGCTCTAACAGGCGAATTAGCGGTAGTGGCGATACATTAACGCGCAACTGCGCACGCAGTTTTGTGGCGGTTGCACGTTGATGTTTGCCTTGCCTTGTTCTGCCTTTTAAGGTTTTCACTGGCACTCCGATATCTTTGGCAACATTTTTGGTGGCTTGATTGCGCGCCTTTGTTGCCAAATGATTGATGGTTTTTGCTGCTTGACGATTAAGCTGCTTCACCACCTTATTCGCATTTCGTCGGATTAAAGCAAGATCTTGGTCTAACGTCATTATTTACTCCAGTTGCAAAATAATCAGTTGATCCTCCAACTCAAAGGCTTTAACCAAAAACTGCTTATCACCTTGTTCCGCACGGTCACCGACACGTGGACGATAACCGCTTTCTTTAAACAGAGTCAATGTGCGTTTAGTGCCGTTCACCCGATATTCTTCGTTGTACTGCAACATTCCTTCAAAGCGTTGCGGCACTTCATCGTAAGTGGCGGGGTAAACAACACCTTCAATCAGCCAAGGCGACATCATAATATCTGTTATCGCCTTGTCTGCTTGTGCTAAAGCCTGTTCAAACGGGTTAAGCATTGATTTTCACATCAACTTGTTCAGATGATGTGCCTGAGTCAGTCCACGCAATACCAAGGCGTTTGTTGCTGGCTGCGGTTTTGGTTGCACCGTCTGCATCAGACCAATACAACACATCGCCTTGTTTGATGTCATCGGCTTGTTTTGCTTTCACTCGCCATACACCGCCGACAATTCCTGTGCCAGTTGCTTTGTTTGCCACATCGGTAACGGCAACCGCAATCAGATCTTGTAAGACAACAACATCACCGCTTTTCACATTTTTTGTGGCGACAAAATCAATGATGTCGCCGTTTTGAATAAAATTTTTCGCCATAATAAGCTCCTGTTATACTTGTTTAATTGCGTGAATAACATCAGGTAATAACCACATCACGCCCAAAATAAATGCCATAAGTAAGCACGCCCATAAGAAAAAACGCACTGATTTTCTCTCATCTAATAATGTCAGCATTATGTTTACCTCTTTAAAAGATGGCAGTTTGATGTTAAAATTCATTCAATTATTTAACCCTTCCTATTTAAGGCTTAAATAAGAAAACCCCGACTGTGGCAAGCAATCGGGGTTTTCTCGTTTCTAGACTATTAGCTATTGGTTACACGCACAATACCACGGTGATCCAACACATTCACTCCAGCATCAATGCGCACTTTGGTGGTTACACCGTCCACTGTAAAGCCGGTTTGTTGGTCAATAAACGGCTGTTCAACGCCATTGAGATAAGAGACTTCAATCGCCTCTTTATTGAGTAAGTACCAAATTTTTGCATTCTCCGCTTGTAAGCGTTGGGATTTGGTAACCGGTACCACATCTTTTAATGGATTAATAATGCCAGCATTAATATCTGCACCTTCCACCGAACTTGAACCAAGGATTTGTTTTGCTCGGGTATAAAGCGAGGTTGGTGCAAGCAATACATCTGGCTCAATGGCAAGTTGTTTACCATCAAAGGATTTTTGTGCATTCATTAATTGGATGGCTTTATCAATGTGAGCCAAATCCATTGCAGCACCAGTTACCGTATTTTTATGTGCGGCATCATAAAGTTTTTTGCCGTCATAACTCATTACAGGGTCGCCAAATAACTGAGCAAACACTAAATCTGCAATGGTTGCACGTGCCGCTTGTCCGAGTTTATAAGGCACTTGGGTAAGCATATGCATATCATCATTGATGATAAGTTGGCGTGTGAGGCTGAATAACGCTCCGTAAGTGGCAAGTGAAACGTGCATACCAGTATCACCAAGGGTTACATAAGTATATTCCGCACCTTCACGAACTTGAGGCAGGCTTTCAAAGCTACCTAAGCCCACACGATAAGCAGGGCGAAAATCGGTAAGCGTACCTTTATGTGTCCATTGTTCAAAGTTTTCCGTACTTTCCGCCCAACCTTTTAATACGGATTTGTGTGCCACATCAATCAAAATTTGACCAAAATCAGAGGTCGAATGGGTAAATGCCATTCCTACCATTTGCATTGCATTCATTCCGGCAATGCCAATACCGCGATCCACTAAAGAGGCTCGTGCCAATTCACGCAAGGTCATCGAATTATAGGCGTTGTCTTTTTCTGCTTTTTCAAAGCCTGCACGAGCAAGTAAAGAGGCTTTCACGCTATCACCAACAATATTGCCGTTGTCAACGTGAATATGATTTTGCGGCACGCTTGGTGTGGTGTTTTCACCGAGTTTCGCCAATAATTTATCTTTAGCTTGTTCTGCGGTCATTGTTACATCACCTAAGCACTCCACTAGCAAATCATTAAATTGGCCGTTGAATGGGGCAAATACTGCCTTGATTGCCAGATTTCGTTGCGCCATTTGCGCTTGCACTTGTGCGGTATTATCTACCGTTTGCACCGCTGGCTTTTCGTGCGCTTGGGGTTGTTCTGGGTTTTGTTCTGGTGCCACGTTCTGATTTTTTGCGTTGCCTTGTGGCTTCAACAACATATTTTTGATTTCATTAGGCATATTAGTAAAATCCTCTATTTTTTTCGATTGAATGGAAGCCATCGCCACAAGGGGTTCGGCCAGTTTGTCAGCGAAACCCAGCTCAACGCATTCTTTGCCGGTAAGCCAAGTTTCTACAGCGAGCATTGCCGCTAATTCATCTTCGGATTTGCCTGTTTTTGCGGTGTACGCCATCAATAACGTACTTTCCACTTTATCCAATAAATCCGCATATTTACGCAGTTCTTCCGCATCACCGCCTTGAATGCCCCAAGGCTTATGGATCATTAGCATTGCGTTTTCAGGCATAATCACTTCATCGCCTGCCATTGCGATAACTGAAGCCATAGATGCAGCAAGACCGTCAATATAGACGGTCTTATTTGCGGGGTGATTCTTCAGCAAGTTATAAATGGCAATGCCATCAAACACATCGCCGCCGGGCGAATGAATATGGAGATTAATTTGACGCACATTGCCAATCTCTTTTAGCTCATTGGCAAATTGCTGCGCCGAAACGCCCCACATTCCAATTTCATCATAAATAAAAACCTCCGCACTTTGATTGGCGGAGGCTTTAATAGAAAACCAAGATTGATTATTCATCTTGTTGTTCGTCATCGCTACGGGTGCGAGTATCATTTGCTTTTTTTTCATTGATTATTCCTTGTGTATTGGTCAAATCGGTATCAAATTTAAGCCCAGCTTGTTTATTTTCTTGCACTTCAACAATCCGTTGCCGTTTCACTTCTGCCGGATTATTGCCACTCGCACGGATTGCTTGGCTTTCCGTGGCAAGTCCGCCCTTGATCCGTTCTTTCCACGCATTCGCTTCTTTAATTGGATCAATCCACGGCATTACTGGGCCAGAATAAACCGCATTAAAAAGTGAATCGGGATCAACATCAGAGGGAACTTGAATAGCTTGTGCAGCGATTGCCATTTTGAGCCATTCTCGGTAAATCGGACGAGAGATTGCCGCTACAAAGGTATCTTGCAACACCGCATAGCCTTCAAAACTTTCTACTAATTCTTGCCGTTGCGCAGAATAGGTGCCGTTATAATCTCGGGCAATACTGGAATAACTGGAACGTGTGCCGGCTGCAGTCGCACGTAATTGCCCGTTGCGGAAACTCTCTAAATTGGTGTTTGGACGATTGGAATTAATTAAGCCAATATCTTCACCCGGTTTTAGATCATCTATGACCGCACCAGGGGCGATGTCAAATAACCGTTCTCCGCTCTCGCTGGTGTCTTCCGTGTCATAAAGTTGTGCATCGCCTTTTTTGATATACAGCGTCATTGCAGCGGCAATACGCGCAGCAACGCGTTCGCTTTCTTCATACTCTTTCAAATCAGCAAGGCGTACAATCACACCGTGCAACATACTGACACCACGGATTTGATGTAAGCGCTTACGAAAAGCCAAGTGCAACATATTTTCTGCCGAGACGGTTTTAACTTTGTCGTAAAATTTCCCTGACTCTTGCGGATTATCTAAGTAAACTTGGTAACCAGTGGGCTTACGCCACGCATTGAGATACACCCCCTGTAGCAAATTTTCTTTTGCCACATCAGTATTCATTGGCACAAAGTCAGGTTCCAATGCTTCCAAGGAAAAAGGAATATTAGAGGCGTGAACCAAGCCCAGTACTTTTCCTTTCACCAACTGAACGAACACCTCGCCATCACGCAGCCACGTGCGTAATAACATTCTTTCCAATGCAGGGCGTGTATAAAGCCCAGTAACTTCAGGCTTAATAGACCATTCCGCCCACAATTTACGGATTTGTTCCGCCAGCCCTTTGTGGACATCACCATTTTTCATTAGGGGTTGCGGTTCAATATGAATGCCTTTTGAGCCAATTACCCGTTCTTCGAGCTTGTCCAAAATGCCAATCACAATATCGTGGTTTTGGTCTAATGCACGGGCTTGTTCACGCAGACTGACCGCACTTTGTCGCACATTAACGTTTGCACCTTGCCCATCTCGATTAGCCTTATGGGTTCGGCTGGGCAATGCGGCTTCATAGGTATTAAGCACATAACGGCTTTTAGAGCGTTTTGCCGCCCATTGCGGCGAAAGTGCAGCAATGGTTTTTTCGAGGATATTCATCACATCTCCCTCTTTATTAGTTTCCTAATGCAAGAATAATATCCGGCATTCTCCACACCAAAAAGCACAGCACAATGGTCACAAGAACGGCGACAAATCGCCACGCAGTCAGTTTTTCTGTCATCATGAGTATCCCCTTGATTATCTCAAATAGATTTTCTATACTTCCCATCAATAAGTTACTCCTTCGTTGCTAAACTTAGATAAGGGGTAAAGAAAACCCCGAAAGTTCGCACCTTTCGGGGTTTATTTTTTAGCGAAATCTTGCGTATTTTATGCGATGTTTTTTTACTTTCTGCCCACTTTGCGCCAGCATTTCATCTAACATTGTTTGATACCGATCACGCTGTTTACTCAGTTCATTAATTTGCCAAGAAACGGCACGCCCGTTAAAACTCACCGCGCTTTGTGCGCTTTCGATTTTCTCATCCAGCAAGCGGATTTTTTGTTTTAGTTCATCAATGGTATACAGGTTCATAACCACCCTCTTCTTCGATAAGATTTTCCTGTCAGCCAACTTGCATTTTCTTTCGTTGCATTGGTGGGTAATTCTTGCATTTTTTCTACCGCACTTTCTTCGGTGTGATGTACGGTGGAGTTTCTTAAAATATTAGGGTTAATCTCGGGTAATTTTGCCCAATCAGGCACTTGCTTTTCATCACCCCATTTAATTCGTTCATAGCCACGTAAAATCGCAATAGCGTGGGCGTAACAAAATAAGTCAAAGGCTTCGTTGTTGCCTTTACCCGGTTTGCGCCATTTTCCGTCTGGCCCACGTTCTTCGTAAACTAATTCATCAAAAAACCATTCACCTAACCAGCGCGGAAAGTGAATGTAATTTGCTCCTTCCGTTTGGCGAGCAAGGGCGTTGTTGATGCGGTCTTTAAGATAATCGGTTTGCAATAAATACAACGGCACATCACCGCGCGCTGATGAGTGTCGATCTGAACGCGATGTATTATCCGGATAGGTTTTGGTAATGAGTTTTTGCCGTTTAGTGCTGTCACCTTTGACGAGATACACTTTTTTGCTTAGCCCTTCACGCCGACATTGTCGCCAAAACTTATAAGCATTATCGGTTACGCCCTCCTCTCCTCCACTATCCACCGCCATTGCCAGAATGGGCATAAAATGCTCTGGATTGTTAGCAAGAGGGTACTGTTTTTTTAATACGTCCGTAATGAGAATATGCCAATCATCAGGCAATCTTGGATCAATCGGTTCAATCACACCGTCAGCATCGGGCAAGGTGTGCGAAATGTTGTAGCGATCAATTAACCAACGCTCACCATTTTCACCATAGCCGACAATTTGCACCACAAAACGGCGGTTGCGTCCGCCCTGAACATCCACTGCCGCAATAAGAAAACGGCATTGTGCAGGCACTGTCTTATTATCCTTGTCTGCGTCTTCACGGCGTTCCATTAGTTCGTCAGCACGCCGTTGTTCCAGCGCAGAGCGTGGTAAGTAAGGTAAACCCCAGTCAGTGTTGATCACTGCTTTTAAGGTTTCTTCACTGCCGGTTAATTCATACTCTTGTTCGGCATTTAAGAGCTTATAGGTTAGCTGTGCCCACGTTTGATAAGCGGCAGCTGGTCCTTCAAGCCAAAAAGAGGCAATGCGAGATTTTCGCCCTTCACCGTGAATGTTACCCTCTTTATCAATGTGTTGCCCTTCTTTTAACCATACGCCACGAATGTTAAGATCTCGCTTCATTTCGGGTGAGATCAAATGCTGGCAATGTGGACATTGTAAACGTGCATTTTCACTGGCTTTGACAAAATCCGGCTCATCACGAAATCCCACTATATTCGCCATTGATGGCTCAAAATATTCTGCACATTCAGGACATTGCCAATAAAACCGGCGACGGTCGCCTCGATTGTATAGACTTAAAATACCGGTGGTCGGTGGCGCTTCGTGCGTTGATTTAGGTTGATGTTTTATATCAACAATGTCTTTCCCTGGCGAACTTTCCACTAAGGTCATTCCTGCAGACATAAAGGTCGTGGTTCGTTTGCTGGCAAGAGAGAAACCATCACCCTCGCCATCAATATCTTCTGGCCAACGGTCGTAATCCGTTAAAGCCACATACTTGTAATCCGATGAAGATAATACATTGATTGATGGCCAGCCAATTTTGAGCAAATTTCCTGCACGAAAATATTTATCGTGCACGTTGTTGTCGTTTTTGCGCGGACTAAGCCGTTTCGCAATTTCAGGTGAACAACGGAATGTACGATCTAGTCTTTTTCGACTGTGTTCGCTTGCCTTTTCTTGGGTAAGTTGTACGAGTAAAAAATCAGACGGATCACAAATAATTGAATAACTTATCCAACCATCAATCAAGCCAATGGTTTTGCCTGTTCGTGCAGGGCCTACAAAAATCACCGCATCATATTCACGAGAGCTTAGGCAGTCCATTGGTTCGAGAATATAAGCAGCGGTATGTTTATCCCATTTTACTGAGTTTCCACCACCAATTGGTACGCGCATATATTCTGCCACTGCTTCGGAAACTTTCATTCGTCTCGGAGCTTTTATTGCGTTGGCAATATCTCGGCGAATGTCTTTTGCTGATGCAAACATTACCCTTCCTTATGTTCAGTCTCTTGAATATGCAATGCCATTTGATCTCGAATGTCATCAATCACTTGTTGCACTCGCATAAGCGCATTAGGTTGCAATCCGGCATCACGTTCTAAAATATCTGGCAAGGTTTCAAGCTGTTGTACCACCGCTTTCGCCAAGATACTCATTTCTTGAGCCACTTCATAAGCAGGGATCAGCTCGCCAGTTTCTCGTTCATATTTCAGCCGTTCGTTCTCTGCTTGCCAAAATGCACGCCGGTCATTCGGCGACATTGCATCGACATCTGCCGTCATCTTTTCTTGCAATCCCAACCGTATCAAATCCGCAAGGGGATAGAGCTTTAATTTGCTATTGCTTCCTGCACTTGGGGTTAAAGCCGCAACGCGTTGAGATACCGTCTGGCGGTGCATTCCCGTGATTTCGGCGATCTGATTAATATTCAATTTAAGATCAAATAAATTTTCCATAATCACAAAAATCCAAAATCAAAATGCAAAATGCAAAAACAAAAGTGCTTAATAAACACACAAAAACCGCAGAAGATGATGATGCCTAGAAAGGCAAAAAACTGCCGAAAACCACGAGCCCGCAACCCCGTGGAAAGCCCCACCCCGTCAGGAGTACCTTTTAATGTTGAGCGTGTTCAGTTTGCCACTCTCTAATCCTATCTATTCGATTTAAACAAACATCACGTTCACGCTTGAGTATCACCGCATACTGCGCGACATCACCATAGCTTTGCCCTTTGAAATGCGTTTTATCAAGATAAGTTAAATACGCAGGCGGAACAGGCGAACAAGCACATTGAACAGGCTCACTGCTGCAAGAACTCAATAACAGACTGAGGAGCGTTGTGCCGATAACAATCACTGTTTTTTTCGACTGTCGATATATTTTTAATAATCTCATCTGATTGACTCCTTGCCTCTGACTCTTGCTTACTCAATTCCAATGCTAATCGTTGACTGATTAGAGCATCCGCTTTTAACCGCTCAATCGTTCTGCTTTGCATTGCGATCGTGTTTGATTGCTTAGCCATCTCGGCTTTTAAAGATTTAATAAAATGGTATTGATAGACGACACTGACAAATAACAACGCCATACTCGCTATCACAAATAACCCTTTATTTGTTGTGAACATCTCTCACCTGTCCGGATATGCTTTGCGACTTAACTGAAAGTGAGGGCCATCATAAAATGAACGCCAATCACCGCCCCACTCAACCTCAATATGCAAACGTTTACCGATTGCTTTCACCAATTCCGCCAGCGCTTTAAATTTTGCCTTGTTATTCCAATCGATCACCGTTTTACCGTTCTCGACTGTAACCGGTGCCAAATCAACTGCGTGGCCAGTTAAATGACGACTATTCATCGTCTTACTTGCACCACTTTTCACCAACGCGGCTTGTCGTGCTTTACTGCGCTTACCTTCCACCACCATAAAATCAAACGTTGATTCCGCAATAGCAGTCCGCACCACCTTAACCAAATCAGGATGCACACCAACCAAACGCATTTCACTAGTAGTAGAAAATTTAAATCTGCTCATCTTTATTCACTCGCTTTTTAATTGCTTGCATCAAATACTCACGGATTTTCTCCGCACCAATAAAACCAAACATTCCCCCGACAAAAGAGGCTAAACTCTCCGGAAAACCAAAATGATCAAGCAATGACATACAAGACAACGTCAATGCACCACAAATCGCACCATCCAACATCCGCTGCCGATAACTGGTCTTTTGCCGTAAAAATGCCGCGCGTAACAACGACATAAAAAAAGCCATCACAAATCCTGTGATGGCATTGTAATTTTGCTGAATGTATGCCCAAACAATGAGCCATACATTCGGATCTTTTTCAGGCATTTTCATTCCCCAGCCTCCTTATTTGAGGCAATAAAAAACCCCGACCGTTTCCGATCAGGGTTAGAAAAAACATCTGTGCGTTTCAAGCGTGCAAAACCGCACCATAGCTAACAATATATACTTTTAGTCCGGACAAATCAACTATATTTCTTATTTTTACGCAACAGTAAAATTAAATGGTTTGATATGATGTTCTCTTTTCTGTTTTAATTCCCATAAATCATAATCTGTCTGTAAAGACAACCACAATCTTGCTGTACTAATTCCCGCCTCCTCGAGTGCAATAGCTAAATTCGCTGTCATTGCAGTTTTACCATGCAATACTCTTGATAAAGTTTCACGAGAAAAACCAAGATGGGTTGCTAATTCAGACACTTTTATTTTGTTCGGTTCAATAAAACCATCTAATAATACTTCACCTGGATGTGCCGGTTTACGCATAAATACCTCCTTTAATGATAATCTTCGTAATTTAAAATATACGCATCACCATTAATAAATTCGAATGTAATGCGGTAATTTCCGCTCACAGTCATTGAATATATTCCTTTTCTGTCACCTTTTAATTCGTGACATTGATAAAATTGAATAAATTCTTCGACCGTATTAGCACGATCAACAAGAGATAAAATACCATTAATCTTTCGCACGTGGTCTTGTCTCAATCCTTTTGTAATTCCTTTTTTGAAGAATTGTTCCAATCCTTTATGTTTAAAACTCTTAATCATATTTTACCCTCTTTTAATGTGATATAAATATATCACATAATTAATCTGCTACGCAAGAAAAACACACTTATTTTGGCTTAACATTAATTTTAATGAGGTTTCAGCAATTTTAAGTTGATCAAAGTAATATGTTCTACTAATCCCAAATCGCTCTAATAGCCCAATTCTGACAGGAACACGATCGCTGTCATATTCCGTATAAAGCGGCAAACGATAAGCATAAGTCGCCATAAATAACTCATACAAATCCGGCGTAACCTTACGCATCACTAAAAGGCACTCCTCAATTTTTAACGCCAAATCCTCACTAATCGGCAACACTCTTCGCCCACTCTCATCAGGCGGAAGCGGAATACTAATGGATAAACTAGGGTATTCAGTACCCAAACGAGGCGTTGCCCAATACCCCCACTGAATAAATACTCTACGGATATTATTAAAAACCAATTCCATTATTCACCTCGTTTTCTTTGCATTAATCTCACTTTCTTATTAAAGATTCTCTTAATCCGCCGTAAATCATCATCACTATAATGCCTTGAGCGTTGGTCGCTCTCGATAGCTTGCACTTTCTCAAGTCCCAAACGCGCAATCAATCCAACACGATATTCGTGATAATTACCGCCTAAATAACGATTACAGCGCTTGCACTGCCCGTGAATATTTAACGTATAAAAACGTAAATGCGGAGCAGCACCACGACTGCGATAATGTCCAGCGTCAAATCCACCACCGAGCTTTTCACTGATTAATGGCGTTCCGCACGAAATACATTCTTTATTTTCATCACGAACACGAATATATCTATTAACTGCTTCTTGAGCTTCTTTTATTAATTGCCCTTTAGTTTTATTTTCCTCTTTTAATGCAGATAATCGCTTTTTACTTTCTGCCCTTGCTTGTTTATCTAGTTTTTCACGTTTCTTGCGTGATTGCTCTGCCGACCATTTCACCGCACATTCCACGCTACACACCTGCTGCGTAGCCTTCTGTTTGATATAAGGTTGTTTGCAGATTTTGCACTTTCCACTTAACCTTTTTTGCATTACTATCTAAAACCTCTTGATTTGTGTGTATGCTTGTGTATAATCAATCTCGATTAAGACGACAAGGAGGAAGCATGCACTCACGCGACTTAATCAAGGAACTTAAAAATGCAGGTTGCACGTTTGTTCGGCACGGTAAAGGTGATCACCAAATTTGGCAGTCGCCAATTACAGGGAAAACATTTCCCGTACCGCACCCCAAGCAACACGTTCCAATCGGCACATTAAGATCCATCAAAAAATCGGCAGGGCTTTTATAGCTCTGCCGAGCTAACCCACAAGGAGCAACTATGTTATTTACTATCGGCATTGAAACCCCTGATAACGAAAATGAAGCTTACGGCATTGCCGTGCCAGTATTATTTACAGATAAATACGCTTGCATTAGTGCAGCAGATACCCTTGAAGAAATTCCCGTTCAAGCAACGGACGCCATTCATTCCATCTTAGAAATGATGTTTGAAGACGGCACCAACATCAGCGAGCTTCAAGATAAAGGCTATAAGTATTACAAAACCTTAGAAGACTTTAACTACTGCGATACTTGGCTACTACTTGATGTGGATATTTCCGCTTATCAAGGCAAACGCCATCGTATTAATATCAGCTTGCCCGAATATCTCATCAAACGTATTGATAGCCGCGTAGCAAGCAACCCAATTTATAAAGATCGTAGCCATTTTTTAGCCATTGCTTCACAAAAAGAGCTACGAGAATAATCCCCCCACGCTTGACATTCTCCTCGGTCAAGCGTAGGTATTTTTCATAAACGAATAAGAGACGAAAACGATGACATCTGAACAAATTTATCAATTTTTACCACCGAATTTACGCTCATTCTTCCTCATTGAAAGCTCTCTCACCTCCAATGCTTCACCTGTCCAACAATCTATTCAAGCCTTTGCCGAAGCAGTACGCTTACTTTTTTCGGTAGCATCACCAACCAAAGTGGTAACGGTTGTCTTTGCAGGACGTGAAGTCACAATCGAAATATCTGCAGCAGAATTTACTCATAAATTAATCCCGCCAACACTCCATCTCACGCTCAACCATCACACAATTTACCTTGATGTTGTCAGTGCCATTCAATATAACTATGAAGAACAAGTCGCTTACTATTTAGAAGAACTTGTCCACGCTTTTATGAATACATCTGACGAAATGCTTACTCACAAAATTGTCGAGCTGCTTTATCCTAAAGTGACATTTAACGGCATCACTTTTCAGAAACTTGTAAATGATTTGCCATAATTATATTGGCGGCGATAGGGCTTTCTAATTCCTGATACCGCTTCTGCAACACCACAAATAATGCTTTTAGCAAATGATCGGGCACAACTTCATCATTAAATTTAATTTCATCGCCTAGCGTAATATTCATTTTTACTCCTTGCTAAATAGACAAAAACAAGTTAGGATTTAACTCAAAGGTGCTTCAAAACGCCTTTTAAAATATCTACAACCGTTATTCACTGCGTTAACGTGATTTTTTTGTATCTGAAATTTGGTGTTTCTCCTTTTTCTTAGCCAAATTCAATACAAACAATAAAACTCAATCTATGGATAGGGTGGTGAGGAAATAACCAATACCCACGCCGTCGTTGTAGCGGTTTTGAACACCCTATCCGCCCATTCTCTTCAAAAGGAATTACAACAATGAAAAACTTAACCATTCTTAACACTCAAATCCGCACTTTAGATAACCTCTATTCCCTAAACGATCTACATATTGCTAGCGGTGGCGCTAATAAACATAGACCAAGTCTTTTTGTTCGCCTAGATACAACTCAAGATCTCATTAATGAACTTCAAAAAGATTTTCAAAGCACAGATCTGATCTTTAAAACAACTGGCGGTCGTGGAATGCGTGGCACTTGGGTTTGCTTCGAAATTGTTATTGCCTATGCTGCGTGGATTAGTGCAGAATTTCATCTCAAAGTAATCCGTGCCTTTATGGCACTTAACGGCATTGGCACCCACCCTCAACAAATCGCCTTGCCTGAGCCGGAAAAAACATTCTCCACCGAACTCACCGAATATGAACTACAAACCCTTGTCTGGTTATGGATTGCCGTGTCTGAACAACAACAACTCATCGAACACCTTAACCCCGCCTTGCAACAACTCGGCTCCTCACTTGCGCCTACAGCACACTCACTTGTGGCAGAATTTCGTCATATCGTGGCAGACGCCAACCAGCTCTTAAACAAACTCACTCAAGACATCCCTCTTGAGCCACGCAAAGATAACAACTGGACTCGCAGCCTACCAAGGCTAAGACAATTTGCGGATAAACAAAAACGACCACAACTCCGCAACAATTTTTAACCCTAATCCAACCGCACTTCGGTGCGGTTTTTAATAGCCGTAAAACCCTTGCTTGTTGCTAAATCTCACGCCATTCACCTCACCCCACACCTCAACATAATCAATCAAACTGGCTAACCGTTTCACGCCCATTTGTGCCGTGCTTTCACGCAAATTAATCACCTCTCCCTCCAGCCCGATTGCCATTTCTGCTTGCCCACCCGTTGCGATTTTGTGAGCGGACACCATAATCATTTTCCACGTTTCAATGTCACGTTTTTTCCCCTGAAACTTGCATTGTTTCGCAATATCGCCTAGCATTGCGTGAAGTTTTGCATTCTGTGCTAACGTGCGTGTTAAGGGCTTTATTTCCACCACGACGGGATTTTGTTCATCTAAAGTAAGGGAATGGATTACCCCAATGGCATTCGCTTGTATGCGTCTGTTACGCAAGAAAAAACGTTGTTTAGCTTCCATACCCACCACACATCTTCACAAAATCCAAACTTACCTGTCTTATCACAAAATCCTGCATTGTCGGGTCAAACACGGCAATCATTGAGCCTTTGTTATTCCCCTTCACTTCTTCGCCAGTCAACGGATGAAGAAAACTAATGCGCCCACCGACAATATCAATCACCTCAGTCGCGCTCTTCTGAATCACCTGATACCACTTTGTTGATTTATCCGCCGGCAACAACATCACGACTAAAAAGCCCCATTTTTTAAGCTCTGCCGCACGTTTCACAAACGGCAACGGGTTGCTATAAGGCGGATTAACGAAAATCGTAAAATGAGAAAATTCTAATTCCGCTATTAAATCTAACGGATCGAACGTTAAAAAATCCTCCACAATGCCATCTTTGCCGATATAGTGATAACTCAAGTTGTTTTCTTCAGTCGCACAACCGTCAATATCAAACTTAAAACGGCTATTTAGCCAATTAAACACGTATTTTGGCGTTCTGTAACAGTCTTTATCAAATTCCATCATTTCTCCTAAAACTGCAATTCCGGACGGCTAAAAAAACGTGCTACCGCTTGCGGATTATGCGGTTTAACCGTGCTTTCTTCCGGCAACGTGATCACGCGTTTTGGCAAAGGTTCGCCGCTTGTCAACCGTTTTGCCATCTTGTCTAACGCCGTTTTCATCGCCTTTAACTCTTCCGCTTCGCTGTAACCACTACGGATGGATTTATTCGCCAGATCAGTAATCAACCAATATTCCGCATCAGAAACAAACTCAAAACGCTCAATCTCCGCAAACCCGCCAAACGCTCGGAATTTATTTAAGCGATATTGCAACTCCTCCACGGTCGGCAACCCCAATGCGGCATAATCGTCCGTTTTACACCACGCAATAAATTGCCCTGCGCTAGGAAAAAACGGACTTCCCGACCGTTCCGCCTGCGCAATACCGCACTTGAATTGTGCAGCGGTCGTCACGCCGTTGTTGACCAACGCCTCAAGCCAAAGCCGTTTTGCTTCCTGATAGCCTTCCTCACCATCAAATGCCGCCTGCCACGCCGGGAATATCGCTTTTAATCGGGCAAATAAGCGATCGACAAATTTTGCCACCTGCGGCGGAATTTCTTGCTTGCCTGGCGTTGCTTGATAAGTCGGCTCCTTGCCGACCAAATCCGCCAATTGTGTATTTGCAAAATGACGCATTAACCCCCCCTAACCTCAATCGTTTTGCCACGCCACCAGCTATCGTCATTGTCATCAAATTTTGATTTTTTAGACCGGTTTTGTGGCGTTTCTTGCCAATCCCAACTGGCTTTAAAGCCACGCCAGCCACGCTCAATCATAATTTCCGCCACCTCCGCAAGCGGTAAACCGGCTAAATCGGCTTGTTTTTGCAGACGTTCCAGTGCGGTTTTCGTAATCGGTGCGGTTTTCGCTTTGCGGTGCGTAATAAAATCTTCAGCCAGCTGTTCCGTGATACCAAACTGTGCCAAAAGCGTGAGCGCAGTCGACTTTTTTTGCGTAGTTTTTTTAATATCTTTTGTAGTATTCTTTTGTGTATTCTTTTGGTTATTGCTCTGCTCATTTTGAACAGACACATCTGTCCATTTTGAACAGTCAGACTGCTCATTTTGAACAGATGGATTGTTATTTTTAACAGTCGATATATCCAAATTGGCAAGACGGTCATAATCAATGGTGTACCACTTTGTTTTATCCATTTTCATCTTGTTGAACTTGTCAGTTGCAATCAATAATCCTCGTGTTTTAACACTCTCTATCGTGCGTCTAATCGTTGATATTGACCAATAACAAAAAATCTCTTGCCATTGTTCATAGGTATTAAATATCCAAGACTTTCCTTCAATATGGTTTTTGCTGTAATTCAACAAATAATGTAGTTGTTGTAAGAAAATCGCTTCATTTAAACCAATTGTTTTTGCTAAAGCAGGTAAGACTTGATGAGGTTGATCATCAATCAATAATTTTCCAATACTCATAACATCAACTCCGTTGCATATTGTTCGGCAATAAAACGCATACCCTCAGCGGTAACTCGAGTTTGCGTATAGTTATGTCCGTGTTCAGCCGTTCCCGTTTTCACCGTAAACAACGGCTTCGCTTTCTCACTGGCAAACGGCAACAACTTGCCTGATTGACGAAACAACAACCGATCTTCGATCAAACGTTCGATCATCGCTTTCTCCGGCATCTTTAAAATTTTCGCGGTTTCACGCAGCGATTTACTGGTGCCAACGTCAACATAATGATCGACAAATGCGGCTTTCGGCGCTTGTAACGCAATTAACTGTTCTTGCTGCTCGATCTTCTCTGCTTGTTCAGCAGCTAGACGTAGAGCTTGAGATAATGTTTGAGGAATTGAAAAAGCGTTGTTTGCTTGTTGTGCTTCTAATTCTTGCCAACGATCAACCAAGCGCGCAGTAAATTCAGGGCAAAGTTGGGCAACAACGACATAAGTATCTCGCTTAATAAGTTGATACTCTAAAACGGTTTGTCCTAAATGATTTTTAACTTCCACCAATGGTGTAAGTTGAATTAATCCCTTGTCCTGTAAGCGTTCAACCGTTCTTTTTACCGAATCGTGTCTCGCCTCAACCAATTCCGCAATCTCACGACTACTCATCGTAATGCTTGCTTTTTTCGTATTTATTGGTAATAATGCATTCATATACATTTCCTTATTATCTAAACCACCGTTGCCGCGGTGGTTTTTTATTGCTCCATCTCATCAATCGCTTTTTTCGCCAGCGTGATTAATGCTTTTCGCTCCGCATCATCCGCATACTTTTCTTTCACCACCAAGCCCAACTCATCCAAAAAAGCACAAAACTTCTCTAAATGGTCAGCCTTAAAACGACAAAACGTACTCGGGTCAACCCCAATACGTTCAGCGATCTCCTTATCGGTTTTTTCCACCGATTTTCTTCTGATGACATCCGCAATCTTCATTGCGGATTTGCTTAATTCATTGCGTGCCATTGCGGTTACCTTTGGGTAGATTAGATTTATATCAACTCAGGCCAGCGAGCTTGCCAATTTGGAACAAGGTCTTTGCGGGTAACAATGCCTTTAGATTCTTGCTCTATAGCGACACAAAGTTCCGTGCCAAGCGTTGAGTTTTGGGAAATCGCTTTTCTCAAGTAATTAATCGTTGTTCCGCAACGATGAGCAAAATCTCGTTGCTCAACAAGAGAGAGCGAGTTTAGAAATAGTCTTAATTCGTCCATATCAGTTACCGGTTAATAAAAGTTACTGATAAATTTACCATTTGGGAAATGCAAAGCAAATACCTTTCGGTTTATTTACCTCAAGGTAATTAATGGATATATTTAACAACAAAGTCATCAGGGGTTAATAAAATGAACAAAAGAGCGATTAGACAACACAAATTACAAAACTTAATAAATGAACTCTGTAATGGAAACGTTGCTGAATTTGCAAGAAAAATTGGCAAAGAGCCTAGTTACGTTTCGAGAATGCTTTATCCAGAAGACAAAAAAGGAGCTAAACCAATTGGTGAAAAAATTGTCGCTGAAATATGTTCAATTCTAGGTTTACCCAATAATTGGTTTGATGACGACAGTAACTTACCAGCTGAATTAAAGCAGATGGATAAAAAAATTATCATTGATGTGCTAAATGTTGAAGCCAGTGCCGGCAACGGCTCAGTGGGTGATTTAGTCGAAGTGGTAAGCCGCCTATATTACGTGCCGGAACAATATTACACCCTTTTTAGAGGCATCAATCCGGAAGGGTTGCGCGTGATCAACATCAAAGGCGACTCAATGGCACCCACTTTCAACTCCGGCGATATGATCTTTGTTGACATCAACACCCAAACCTTTGAAGGAGATGGCGTTTATATTTTCAACTATAAAAATGCATTATATGTCAAACGCCTACAACGTGCCGGCGAAAAATTCCTGGTGTTATCCGACAACCCAACCTACCGAGAATGGGAAATCAACGATGAAAGCCAGCTCTTTATTCAAGGCAAAGTGATTGTCCACCAAAGCCAGAAGCTGAATTTTATTGGGTAGGTTTGGTGTGGTGGTTGAATCAGGTGTTGTAGTAGGAAATAAATTTTATTAGGATAAAATTAGATTTTAATATTAGGATTGTTTTGATATAAAAAAATAAAGCATCATATCTTTTTAAATCAAATTACGATCATTGGATATAATTAATCTATTATCCTAAGAGCTAAAGCATAATTAATATAGTTATTGAAATAAGAGGCGAAAAGAACTCAAATAGGAGGCTTTATGGATAACTTGGTTTATTCTCAATTTTGTGAAATTAATTTAGATGACCCATTCTTTGACAGTCTAAAATCAGATTACAAAGAGTTTTCTATTTGGTTTCACCGAAAGAATAGTGATTATGCTTATGTTCTATACGGACAATATGGTATAGATGGTTTTTTATATCTCAAATTTGAGAATGAAGTAACAGATATTATCCCACCAATTTATAACAAACATATTTTAAAAGTAGGAACATTTAAATTTAACCCTAGAGGTACATTAAGAGGTCAGCGTTTTATCAAAAAGATTCTTGATATCGCCATTACAAATCGTGTAGAACTAGTTTATTTAACTGTCTTTGAAAAACATACTTACCTGATTAGCTTATTTATGCAATATGGATTTTATCAAGCAGGTCAAAAACAAACATCTAATGGCATAGAATATGTTTATGCAAGAAATATGCATCTTGCGGTTGGAGACATCCTACTTGATTACCCTTATATTCCTTCTACAACAAATAAATTCTTGTTGGCGATCCACCCTTTATATCATACAAGGCTATTCCCAGAATCTAGATTATTTAACGAATCGCCCAACATCGTTCAAGATGTATCTCATTCCAACAGCATTCATAAAATCTATATCTCTGCAGCTTACAATGCCAATATGTTGAGAAGGGGAGATGTTCTTGTAATATATCGAACTGGGGACGGTAAGGGCCCCGCGTACCACCGAGCAGTCGTATCTTCTATATGCGTCGTTGAAGAGGTAAAACATATCTCTGAGTTCCCATCCGAAGATGCATATTTGCAGTATTGCACCAAATTTAGCGTTTTTACTTCGTCAGAATTATCCAACTTTTATCGAGAAAAAAGATACCCTTACATTATTCGATTTACTTATAATATGGCTTTGCCAAAAAGAACTAACCGTAAAGAATTACTTGACAATAATGTGATAGAAGATCAGACTAGAATAGTATTACAACATATATCTAATGATCAATTTAATTGTATTTTAAGGTTGTCTCAAGCAGATGAAAGTTTTATTATCAATCAAGCCTGAGTTTGTAGAAAAAATTATTTCGGGTGAAAAAAAATTTGAATTTAGAAAGTCTCTACCAAAACGAGGGGAAGTAACGTCTGTTGTTGTATATTCTACAATGCCAGTAGGAAAAGTGGTCGGCGAATTTAAAGTGAAAGATACCCTATCTTATACACCAGAATCTCTTTGGGAAAAAACAAAGGAATTCTCTGGCATCACTAAAAGTTTCTTTGACCAATATTTTTCAGCAAGAGATCTAGCCTATGCGCTTGAGATTGACTCATTTAAGTTATATGATGAGCCACTGGAAATTGCAGATATACTACCATCAGGAACTCCTCCACAATCCTATTGCTATATTAACTAATCAATAAACCGCCGATTGGCGGTTTTCTTTTACCTTGCCTATTTTCTATCAAACCTTACTTAACTCAAAAATTATCAATCATTTCAATATACTAGCTAAACACCTAATCCTTGCTTAACCATTTCCATAATCACTTATTGCTCAAAAACCAACCAATCAACCACCTCCCCTAAAAATTTATTTCTTTATTTCTCAATTATTTACCATTTTGGCAAGCATTTATCTCAAAATAATTTACCTTTAGGTATTTACATAATAAAAACCAAAAGGTAATATATCCACATCAAAACGAGATAACATCTCATTGTTCTTTAACAGATTGGCGTGGCAATGGCTTGTAAGTGATAACCTGATTTAAGGTTAGTGACTCCGAGCAGATACTGTGTTCCTTGACCTAAGAGAGGTGGAAGAGGAAATTAAGGGTAGGTGCTTACCGGCTTGAGTGGAAAACCACGACGAGATATCGTTGCTACAACGGTTGGGGAATTTTAGGCGAACAAGCCCACGAACCGTTATCTAATGCCTGTTTAGCCAATAATTATGTTGGATTTTGAGAAAATTTTTAGTGATAGGCGGCTAAGCAGACATTAGGAAACGCATTGATTAAGAGATCCGCCAAAGGTCTGGGTAGCCATACACTACCAATTTAAGGATAGCTAAGCCAGAACTTAATTGAGTGCGTTTCTATATCTACTTAAAAGGAAAATATTATGACCTATCAAAATGAAAACTACGAAATGATTAAACAAATCTTATTAAACGAACAGTTAGGAAATCCTAAAAAGTTGAAGTTAGATGTTGTAGAAGGAAGCCTGTCTGATGAAGATAAATCGCAAATCAGGCAGGCAGTATTTGATAATGCTATTAATTTAAAGCATTTAAACCCTAGTGAACTAACTAATGAACTTATTAAATCAATAAAAATAATTAATCAAGCTTAGGTAAATTATTGAATTCAGACAGATTACTTTCAAAATCTTTAGCTAATGCAGAAATAAAATCACTTAACTGTTTAGCTTTGTCTTCAGGGTTAAGGCTATTATCATTAAAAATGGTTATTGGACTACACTCAATTACTTTACTTGCGAATTGAATAGCTAGTTTTTCAGACATTGCTTTATGCATAATTTAATCCTTATTTGTTGTGAGAGAGATCTGATTATATTCCTTAGCGTTGTGAGAGACAATAAGGGGCTTGAGCCTTACAAGTATAAAGAAAGGCAATACGCATAAATAACAACATTTTGCCCTCCACCTACGAGGGCTTTTTTATAAGCCAAAACTATCTTAAAATCATAGTAACTTATTTAGTTGAGAGGAAATTACTATGAAAGCCGTTAAAGCAAAACTAACTGGATTAAAAAATCTAATAAATCAAAAAATCAACAAAGAGTATAAATGGTTAGGAGAGGTTACATCACCAGAAATCATCAAGGAAATAGAAAAACTATATCCTTTAATTAATAAGCTCGATAATGTAAATAATACGCTTGAAGTATCCTATACAAAATATTACATACTACGTTTGATAAATAAAGCAACTCGTATTATTAATAAAAAAAGAGAAACTAATAAGTGGAGTGAACAGGATGTAAGTACATTTATTCTATCCCTAATTAGATTAAAAAATTTCATAACGGAAATGTACCTAATTGAAGTTAAAGGAAATTTGCGTAGTGAAGAAGAACTAAGTGCCCTATCAGCAGATATTTCAAAAGTAAAGGCAAACTTAGAGGAACACATTGAATTAGAAGAAAAACTTAAAAAAGATAAAATGGAACTTGATAAATTGAAAAATTCACTTATTGATTTACAAAGTTCTTATAAGGAAGCAGAAGACCATGTTTCTGATATAGCTAAATGGCACGAAAAAATATCCCCTCTCAATGATGAAATAGATGAATTTGCAGAAACTGCCAAAAGCAATCTAGCTAAAATAACAACATGGGCAACTACTGCCGAAAATGCCAAACCCAAAATAGAACAGTATCATAAGGAGATTGAAGACATGATGAAACGCTTTGAAAAACAACGTGAAGATATTCAAGAAATTATCGAAGATGCCAACCGTGCTAGTATGGCTGGATCATTTAAAACACAGGCTGAAAATATCGATCTAAAAATGAAAAACATTGATAAAATTTTGATTGGTTCACTTGTTGCAACATCGATCATTTCATTTATCAATTATTCTACAAGCCTAAGTGCAACAGATAACCTTAATATTCTACAATTTCTCTCTAAATCTGTTGTAACTATTCCATTACTTGTAATTTCGTGGTTGAAGGCAAAAGAACGCGCTTATCTATTTAGATTAAGAGAGGATTACAATTATAAATACTCTTCAGCAATGGCATTTGAAGGCTACCGTAAACAAGTACAAGAACAATCACCTGAATTAGAAGAACAATTATTACAAATTGCAGTGGATAATTTAGGAGCAAATCCAACCAAGGTATTTGATAAAGATCTCAAAAGTACACCACTCGAAACGATTATTGACGGCGTAGGAAAACGCGTTGATAAAGCTTTTGATGGTCTTAAGGGGCAAGTGCAAGATATACCACAAAAAACAAAAGAATTAATTGATGAATAAACCTCTTTGACACCGCCCTACTTCGGATCAAAACAACGATAAATCTAATAATTCCAAATCATCTCTTCAATTAGGGCGGTTTTGGATTTCCCTGTGCGTTCGCTTAATTCTGCTAAGCGTGAAATGGTTTCTTCTTTCAGCTTAAAGCCAACCATCCGCACGCCGCGTTTTTTATCTGACCGGTCTTGGATTTCTTTTTTTGTCATTGCCATATTGAGTTCCTGTTGATTTTTAAGTTTTGAGTTGTTATAGTTGGAGTCATTGGGGGACACTCTCACATATCCCCCGCTGAATTAGTGTTTAGTAAGCTGGCAGGCTTACCAACATCAACACTAATAAGATTATGATGATTTGTACGGATTTCATCATTCTTACTCCGAGTTGCCCCAGTTGCCACAAGCTGGGGTTTCTTGTATCAAGCCCCTCACTTGATGAAATTATTATAGTTAAAACTACAATCAAATGCAAACTATTTTTATCTAATCGTGCCGTAAAACCACGTCCTTTAGGGCGTGGATATAAGGC